AGGAAGCAAGAGAACACTATTCCGTCACCGATATACTTTAAAAAAAGTTTAAAGGCTATACAGGTTCACCCGATTTTAGATTGGACTTTGCAGGACGTATGGGACTATATCAAAGAAAACAAATTGCCTTTTCCTTCATGTTATACCGATGGTTCAAAGCATTTATTTACTTGGGTTTCTTTGGCTCATGAAGTATTTAAGAGGACAGGTTCAAGAAAAGAGACGTATGATTTGATTTGGAAATATGCTCCTGAATATTTAATCATAAGGGCAAAACAAGAGGAATTTGCAAACAGTTACATAAACACAAAAAAATGACTTTAGTAAGAAGAAAAGAATATTCAGAGCAGGACGTTTATTCAAAAGCACTTGACAGAATCAGGTATTTATTTACAGCCTTTGATAATATAGTCGTAAGTTTTTCTGCAGGAAAGGATTCAACTGTAGTGTTAAACTTGACCGAAATAGTCGCAAAGGAGTTAGGTAGGTCGTTTCAAATAAACTTTTTTGATGAGGAGGCAATTCACCCTCCGACAATTGAATACGCTGAAAGGACACGCGAAAAGTTCGGTGACTCGTTCAATTGGTATTGTCTTGAATTCAAGCACAGGAACGCTTGTTCAAACGAAGAACCTTTTTGGTATTGTTGGGACTCTGAAAAGAAAGACCTTTGGGTTCGTAATTTGCCAAAAAATGCGATTACTTCTGACCCTCTTTTTTACAAAGGACTTTCGTTCCAAGAATTCAGCTCATTGAAGCCGAGAAGGAGTGACGGTTTAACAGTTCAATTGACAGGCGTTAGGACACAGGAAAGTTTCCGAAGAATGAAGGCCGTTAGTGCAAAAAAGAATGATAACTATATCGCAAGGGAAGGTCACGTTTCAATTGCTCACCCGATTTACGATTGGAGCAGCGAGGACGTTTGGTTGGCGGTCCATAAATTTGGGTGGGACTATAATAAGACCTACGATATATTTAATCAAACAAAATTAAATAATAAGTTTTTGGCGCAAAGAGTTTGCCCTCCATTTGGGGAGGAGCCTTTAAGAGGCTTATGGATCTATGCAGAATGTTTTCCTGAAATGTGGCATAAAATGTTAGCAAGAGTTAAGGGAGTTGCTACAGCGTGGAGGTATGCAAACACCGAACTTTATGGAATCGGTAAAAAGGCAAAGCCCGACGGAATGACCTTTAAAGAGTGGATTGAAATAATTCTTGAAAGTTACGACACGATTGACATTGTTGCTGTAAAAAAGAACATAAATTCAATCATAAAAAGACATTACGATAAAACAGACGACAGCATTCCCGATGAGAATGTTCACCCTTTGACAGGTACGTCGTGGGCTTTTCTTTGTAAGTTAGCCATAAAAGGTGACTTTAAAGGTAGAACAGGACCTGCTCTTGAATCCGCTGCGATTAAAGCACAACGTGATTTAGGATTTACTACATTTGACCAAGCAGTTGAAAAATTTGGAAGTGAAAAATATAAATTAAAAAGACGTAAAAAATGAAACAGCCTTTAGATGAAATTAATTGGATTGATAGAGAACTATTAAAGCCAAACAATTATAACCCAAACAAAGTTGCTCCTGCAGAAATGAAGCTTCTTAAAATATCAATTCTTGAAGACGGTTGGACTCAACCTATCGTTATTAACCCTGACCATACAATCGTTGACGGTTTCCACAGGTGGACCGTTTCGGGCTCAAAAGAAATTTATGCTCTCACCGGAGGGAAGGTGCCGACAGTTATGGTTCACCCTAAAGACAAGGCTCAACAGCAAATGGCCACGATACGTCATAACAGGGCGAGAGGTACTCATGGAGTTCTTGAAATGTCAGACATCATAACCGATATGGCAAATCAAGGATTAAGTGGTGAGGAAATTATGGCTCGATTAATGATGGAAAAAGAAGAAGTTGTTAGGTTACTTTTTAGAGCAGGTATTCCAAAGTCAGAAGTGTTTAAGGATAAAGAATTTTCAAAGTCATGGACTCCAAAATAATATGAATAACAGGAACGCATACATTGATTTTATAACTGACCATTTAAAGACAGGAAACGTATCACGACAAAATGTGATGTCTGCTTTTGGCAAAAAATGGCAAACAAGCGAAAGAACGTTTGATAGAGCTTGGAAGGTCGCCAATGAGCAGTATTCAGAGTATTTAGATGTTCTTAAAAAAGCGAAGGACAGCGAACATACCGAGGAACAGTTGACAATAATCAAGACAAAAATAGGCAGCAAAACAGAACGTCTTTTAAATTACAAAGCGGAGGTTGACAATTGCATTCAAGAGTTGTCAAACAATAAAACATTTGACACAGTGGTCGTAAATGGCAGGGTGCAAAAAGTATCGCGTGAATTAAGCGTGTCTGAGCGTTCAAGATTGCGAACTGTTATCATAGGACTGCAGACTGAAATAAGCAAAATAGAGGGAGACTATGCTCCTGCAAAGGGAGAAATGAAGGTTACCAATGAGCAGCCTCTTTTCAAACTTGATTAATAAATGGCCTTTCAAATAACCACAGCATTAAAGAAAATTCATGCAATGAAATCACCTATTCGGGTGGTTCAAGGTGGGACTTATGCTTCAAAGACGTATTCAATCATTCCGATACTTATAGATCGTGCAATTCGTGAAAAAGGTTTAAAGATTACGATTGTCGCTGAAACTTTAGGAGCAGTAAAAGACGGTGCTTTAGATATTTTCAAAGAAATAATGAAGGACACGAACAGGTGGAATGAGAATAGTTTTATAAACAGCCCTCTCCAATATACCTTTGCAAGTGGTAGTAAGATTCAATTTAAAGCGTTCGATGAGGCAGGGAAGGCTCACGCTGCAGGAAAGCGAGATATACTCTTTCTGAATGAAGCAAACTACATCAAGTGGGAAATAGCGAATCAACTTATGGGAAGGTCTGATGAGGTTTATATTGACTTCAATCCTTCAAGAGCATTTTGGGTTCATGATGAGGTTTTACCTATGAAGGCAGCCGAGTTTCTTTTGCTGACCTATCTTGACAATGAAGCCCTATCACCGAATAAACTTGAAGAACTTTTAGAAAAAAAGGAAAAGGGAAAGCACTCTGAATATTGGGCAAATTGGTGGAGGGTTTATGGCCTCGGTGAAATAGGAACTTTGCAGGGCGCGATATTTCAAAATTGGCAGGAGGGCGAATTTGATGATAGTTTGCCTTATATCTATGGTCAAGACTTTGGTTTTAAAGACCCTGACACTTTAATAAAGGTAGCAATTGATAAAAAGAAAAAGATTATTTATGCAGATGAGGTAATGTATAGGTCAGGGAACTCATCAGAAAGGTTGATTCAAGAAATGAATTCATTGATCAAAAATAAAAACACTTTAATTGTGGCCGATTGTGCTGATGCCCGAGGCATAACAAACATTTCAATCGCAGGTTTCAATATCAAACCCGCAGCAAAAGGAGCCGATTCTGTGAGGAATACTATCAAGAGAATGCAGGACTATCAGATAATCGTAACACCCAACAGCCTGAACTTAAAGGAGGAATTGAGGGCTTATACTTGGCATGATAAAAAGTCTGAAACACCTATTGATGCAATGAATCATTTAATTGACCCTTTAAGGTATGCCTTTGATGAATTAATTCCTGCAGTCGCTTTTTATTTTGGTTAAAAAAAAGAATTACATTTGTAAAAAAATAACTATAAAATGGGATTTATAAATTGGATTAGGTCACTCGGAACTACGGAGCAACAACGAGAAAATATTTATAAAATGTTTGGAAGTTTTGCAGCGAACTCATTAGCTTTAAATAATGGCTCTTTAATAAGTCAAAGTTATGGTTCTAATGTAGATGTTTATTCAATAATCAGAAAGATAGTTGACGTAAGCAAGGCGCAAGAATGGATAGTTGAACGAAGGTTTAACAATGGAACGTGGAAGGAAGTCCAAAATAGCACCCTATTTGATTTAATGGCTAACCCAAACCCTGTTAAGGGCTATAATTGGGGTGATGTTCATGAGTTGATATTACTATACCTATTAACCACAGGGAACGCTTACATTAAATGTGGCACTACTATACAGGGGGATATTTACCAAGACATTGACATTTTGCCTTCTGACTCAGTGACAATTGAATCAAACCAAGACTTCTTTATTCCTAAATATAAGTACCTGTTTACTTATGGAAGGACTCACAGAGAGTTTACAATGGAGGAGATATCTCACATTAAATTCCATAACCCTTGTTTCAATTCTTTTAATGAAGACCTTTATGGTTTAAGCCCGATTCAAGTTGCTGCAATGGTAGTTAAAACAGGAAACGATAGGTGGGAAGCCGATGCAGCACTCCTTCAAAATAGAGGTGCTATAGGTATGATAACCGACAAGTCAAATATACCAATGACTCCTGAACAAGCAAAGGAAGCCCAAAATACTTGGAACAACGAAACAGGTGGCACTCATAATTTCGGTAAAATAAAAGTCACCAACAAGGACCTCGGGTTTATCCAAATGGCTATGAGTCCTTCAGATTTGCAGTTAATTGAAAAAGGAGTTGTTAACACTCGTGCACTCTGTAATGTTTATGGTCTTGATTCATCACTATTCAATGACCCCGAAAATAAGACGTACAATAATAGGTTAGAAGCGGAGAAGGCAATGTACACAAATTGCATCATTCCATTGAGCAAAAAGGTTTGTGACGGACTTTCATTCATTATCAAGAATCATTATCCTGTAGGCGAATATAGATTGCGTCAAGACTTTTCAGGTGTTGAAGCTTTGCAGGAGGACAAGTTAAGGAAGGCTCAAATATTAACAATGACTAAACAAAACGGAATATTAACAGCCAACGAAGTAAGAAGGGAGTTAGACTATGAAACTTTGCCTGAGGAGAACGCTGACATTTTAATGATTGGTGGGGTGCCGATTGCAAATACTCTTGAGGAACAAAAAAATATTCCTGCAGTAAATTAAATTATTCATACATTTGACATCGAAAGAAATGGCAAAATTATCAAAGAAAGAAGTTGAAGAAGTAAAAAAAGCGAGGGAGCAATTAGTAAAAACAAAGAAAATTGTGAAAAAATGACCGAGTTTGCAACGAAAGAATTAAAGTTTAAACACTTCAAAGACAATGCGAAGTTATATATCGCGCAAAAGAAAGCATCAATGAAAATTGCTGACTCTGTAATTTGCCCTGTAAGCGAGTCAAAAGTAGTTAAGCAATCAGCTAACAAGGACGACTACGAAGATACGTTAGAGTTAATAAAAAGCATATCAGTCAAAGCTATAATAAATACAACGAACGTTCTTGATTCTCATGGAGATGTTCACATTAAGGGTTTATGGAAAAAGACTTTAAGTGAGCAAAGACAATTATACCTCCTGCAGGAGCATAAAATGGTATTTGAAAACATCATTTCAGATGAGGTTAAAGCAAGTGCCGAAATGTATTCGTGGTCTGATTTAGGTTATCCTTCATTTGCCGGAGTGACTGAGGCTTTGGTTTTCAATGCAAAAGTGGAGGCCGAAAGAAATGAATATATGTTTGAGCAATACACTAAAGGTTATGTTAGGAATCATTCTGTAGGAATGCAATACGTGACCTTGTTTCTTTGCATAAATTCAAGTGACTCTTACTATGCCGAGGAGAAAGCAAATTGGGACAAGTACATTGGGCAGGTAGTAAACAGACAAGATGCCGAGGAACAAGGAATGTTTTGGGCTGTTACCGAAGCTAAAATCATTGAAGGAAGTGCTGTCGTAATTGGCAGCAATCAATATACTCCGACCATTTCGGTTGAGAGCAAAGTCATTGAAGCCGATATAATCACTTCAAAAGAGTCGGATAACTCCACTCAATTCACTAAAAACAAATTAATTCACTTATTAAATTAAAAAACAAAATGTACAAAGAACTTAATTACAAAAAAGACAATGCGAACTCAATGAAAATAAAGTTTGCTGAAAGAAAAAGAAACGTAACAGTTTTCTTAATGGCTATGGTATTCGGACTTATCGCGTTTAGCGCATCAAGTTTTGATACAAATTCAATTAAAAACAATGGAGCAATCGCAGCAGAGGCAATCGGTTTAGCTACATTAATTCCTGCCTTTATGGTTGGAGGTAGTTTTAAAGAGTTAAAAGGTGAGGAGTTAAATACCTTCTTGAAAGAGGCTTCTCCTGAACAATTAGCTGAGTATTACAATGCTAAAAATGAAGCTTCAAGATTAGAGATTAAAAGGTTAATTGATGAAAGTGCTGAAAAGAATCTTGCAACGATTAAAGAAATGCAGGAGAATTTGGCACAGGATAGAATTGACCAAATGAAATCTTTGAATGAAATTCTAAAGCAGCACGGTCTTATGATCAAAAAGTTATCTGAAAACGAAAAAAGCGGAACTAATTTAACTTTTAAAGACAGCGTTCGCAAAGGTTTGGAGGATAATATTGAAAAATTAAAAGCGTTAAAGAACGGTGAACTTCATGACATCAAAGGAAATGAGTTTTCTTTAGCGACAAAGGCTGCAGGAGACATGACCATTACAGGTAATGTTTCAGGTGGTAACGTTCCTGTAGAGCAAAGAATCACAGGTTTAAATGTTAT